GTTTGGAGCAACATGAGAAGCTGAGTATCTTCTTCGCCTGTCATTTTCTTCAGCAACTCTATAGACATATCAATCCTCTTCTAAGAACTCGGGTTCAGGGAGGATTTCCTCAAGAACGTCTGAGATAGCGACACCATTGCTGGCAAAATTGTCAGCCAACTCGGCATAGCGCTCCTCAGTAATCTCAAGTTCTTCTCCTGCCAGTCGTTTCACATTTGATTCCCAATCATAGAAATCTTGTTTGATTTTAAATTTCACTTTTTAAATCCTCCAATACCTCTACAATTTCGGCTTTTGATAACTTATAGGCGCCAGCTATGCCAGCTTCTTTGGCTAGATTCTTCAACTCTTCTAGAGTCTTATTCTCTAAATCAGAATACTGGCTAGCCTGCTCCTCTTGGATATAATGACGTCGTAGCAATAAGCTCATATCGTCACCTCTTACTCACCGAATTTTACAACTCGTGTAGGGTCGTATAGGTAAACGCCGTAGTGTTCATCACCAGTGATAACTGTTGTCTTTTTAAGGATGTCACGGTCTGTTTCAATAGCCACATCACGTTTTAGCATAATAACAAATGCACCGTATTTATTGGCGTCATCTGTCTGAGTTTGGCTAGGAGACACCTTGACGATAAAGCCTTTACCTTTTTCAACTTTCTTAGTACGCACAATTTGAACACCTCGTGTTTCTCCAAATGTACCAGAAACAACTGTATTCGCTCCTACTTCTGTGCCTGAAATCCATTCTTTCACAGTGTTAGCACGCAAATCAATGGCATCTGCTGGATTGATAAGAGCTACATATTTTGCGTCTTCTTCATCGTCAAAAATAGCAAGTGCTTTATCAAGAGCTGCTCCTGTTGTTGGAGCTTCTGCAACGTGTTGTGTTGCTGTTTTCGCTACTGCCACCAAATCATCATCAATCTTGTTAGCAATAGCCAAACCAAGCTGGTAAGTCGCTTGACCTAATGGGTCACCAAGACCTGACAAAAGAGCTTCATCGGTAATTTCATAACCTTTAGCAGCCTTTTTGATGGTCATAGTGGTCTTTTTAGTAGTCAACTGGTCTGGAGAAATAGCTTGACCTTCTCCAACCTCAGTCGCATCTCCTGCATACTCCCATGCTGGAACTGTTAGAGTATTCCCTGGTTGGCCTTGGAGCGCTGTCTCCACATAAGCAAGCGGAGTGAATTTAATCAATTTAGGTAGTTTAGCGGAAACCATGTCCGCCATTACTTCTGGGTTAACCATAGTGGCTAATTTAGTTTGTCCTGCTGTCATTTATTTTAACCTTTCAATTTCTTATATAGTTCTGGGTTCTTTTGATAGAGTTCATTTCGACTCTGATAACCCATACGAGCAAATTCTTCTTTTGTGATACCGTCACTATCGACTGGCGCTTGCTTCATTGGGGCTCCGCCTTTTAGCTTTTCTTGTACTCCTTTTTGCACGGCTTGCTCCCATGATTTCTGCAATACTGCTACGGACTGCGATACCGTATCTGCGCTTGTCAAATCAACTACATTCACTAACTCAACAGGTAAGTCACGTTCACTTAGCATTGCTCTAGCTTCTGCGGTCAATTCCTTACGGGCAATAGCTTTTTCACGGTCAGCTAGTTCTTGCTCACGCTGATCCAACTGATATTTCTGTTTCTCGTCAGCGTTCATCTTAGCAAGCTTCTTAGCCTCGTTTTCCTTGGCTTCTTGCTCAGCTTCCCATTTAGAGCGCTCGGCAGATAGCATCTTACCGATTTCAGCACGAGTGAAAGTTCGTTCGTGCTTTTCTTCCTGCACTGTATCAACATTTTCTTGAGTGTCGACAGTCTCAGTTGATTCAGTAGATACAGTTGCATTGGTTTCTTCTGACATAATTGTCCTCCAGCGATTACGTCGCCACTCGATAATCTCGCTTTACGTCCGGCGACGGAACAGTACAGCTTTTAATGTCATCGGTACAGTTTGGACAATATAAAAACCGCATCGAATTCGACACGGTTTATAGCAATTTACAGTAATTTATAGCAGTCTATTCCTGCAAGTCAAGATGTTGGATCACCTCCTAATCTTTAATGGCGCGATTTGAAACCTTGGCGTAAACATCCACATAAGTCTCTTTCTTGTCTCCATTATGCGTGATTTCTGCATAATCTCCACAAGTCTCGCTTGATGTAATTTTGTTAGTACTAACAAGAGCTTTCCAGTTTTGCAGGGTCTTGCTAAACCAAACTACAAAGCAATCTTCTGCTTTGATTTCACGACCTGACAAGCGCGAAAATTCTTGTGATGCCAATTGTTTTGCTTTTTCTAACATTTTTATTCCTCCGTTTTATAAAAACCGTACGGGATTCCATACGGTTAGAGCTTAATTAAATAAATAGTAGTCTAAAGGTTTCACGGCCTTTAGGTGTGATTAGAGTCTGCGTGCCAGACCATTGTGTTTTTTCGTTGAGTGTTTCCTTGACCTCAAACAAACCATCATTTTTATTGGCTGTTGGTTGGAGCTTGCCTTTCTTATCTCGGTAGATGTATTTTTTCTCCATCAAGAAGTCAATAAACTTACGTTCTTTGATTTTTAATTGTTTTGCTGTTTCTCGGAAGCTGGTCAGTAAGTTTCTATCTACTAGTTCATCGAAATAGTCTGCTTTCGGTTTCATTATGGTATTTTCAACGGAAAGTACAGCTTTTTCAGCTTCCAAGTGTTTAATGACTGCTTCTTTTTCTTTCAGTTGATTACCAGCCATAAGGAGCAAGTCTGCTAAGGCTTGTTTGTTGTGTGTGATATTATAAGCCACTTGGTCGGTCATATAAGCGCCATGCTTACGAATAGAAGGCAGAACTTCGCTAGTGACCCAATCAGCAAATTTCTCTGCTTCTGGTTTGCGAGATTGAAAAACAAGTTTATAGAAATTCGCTTCGTTGATGAAGTTGGCTTGTTGAGTTCGTCCTAGACTGTCGGTGAGGTCGGTAGTAACGACCCCATCCTTATTTAGCCGTTTTAGTGCGTCATTGTGATTTTTAATTTCCAAAACCTGACAGCAATCTTTCAAATTAAAATAAACTTCTTGATTAACTTCTGTCGTTCTTACTTCTCCGAATTGTTCATTTTTAAAAATTTGTAGTTCCATTTTTATGCTCCTTTAATATAATTACCAATAATAGTACGATGCTCATCTTCAAGACTATCCAGCCTGTACATGATAAGATTTAGCAAGGCAAAGTGCTGACCATGTGCTGCAATTAAATCATGATAAGACCAATAATCATCAAATTTAGGTGCTATCGACAGCCATTCATGTATAATTTCAAGGCTTTCTCTAATTTCACTGGTACATGCCACTAATTCTTCGTAGCTGTCTAACATTTTATTTTTTGCCATTATAAAAACTCCTTTGCGGTATGACAAAGAAGCTCTTTTCTGATATAATGATTTCAGAAAGAGTTTCTTTCTAGCGATACCATGTGCTAGTCGGCTTGGCGGTTTGAATAGCACTTGGTATTTTTTATTTTTCGGATTTTAAAAGGTCAATTCCTTTCAATATTGCTTGTGTCTTCGATAATTGTTTTTTATTTGCAACCTCTTCTAAATTTTGAAATTCAGATTCAGTTAGCTTAATAGACACTCTGCGATTTTTAGGATTTTCACTTTTCGGTCTTCCGATTTTAGCAGTCATACTTCATCACCTCACTTTTTGACTTCACCAAAATTATATTATAGTGAAGCCAAAAAGTCAAGAGGTTTTTTGAAAAAAATTAAAAATAATAAAAGCACTTAGATTTCTCTAGGTGCTTTTGATTGTTAATAAGCAAATTCAAGTTTATCCAAAACCGTAAGAAAATTTATCAGGCAACTCTTTACCCAATTTAATACTTTTAGTTAAAGTATCTTTTACAAACGAAGCGAATTGTCCTAAATCATCTCCTGTATAGCTATATTTTAAAGTGGTTTTATCAACTGTTGCAATACCTTGACATTCTCCACTAACGGCAGAATATTGTCTCATAGCAGTACCATCTTCTATTTTACGCATAGTAATAATTTGTTTATCAATCTTCGCCATTTTCGCTTGCCTCCTGATAATTAAATTGTAGGTTAGCTCTTTTATGAGCTTCGTCATAATCCATTTTTAACTGATTCATGTAGTATGATTCAAGGCTTTCGTGCTGTAGCATCAATATATCGTATTTCTTTGGATTACCCAAGTATAATCTTTGAAAACTTTGAGCCATGTCATAGTGCGGATAAAAGTTCATCACCCTCTCTTCAAAAGCTTCAAAATCCCACAACAAATACTGGTTATCTAAAATATGTTCTAATGCTTCTGATACTGTAGAACGAGGAAGTTTGCTACTTTTTACCATTTTTTCTACAACATCTGCACGATTAGAATTTTTCAGTTGCTCATAGTATTTTATCGCAAAATCACTTTTTTGCTTTTCTACATCTCCGCGAGCCTCACTTATTGAACCGCTAGAGACTAAAGAATCTAACTTATCCACACCCTGATTATACACCTTTTTCCAGTCTTTAGCAAACAGTTTTTCTTTAATTGCTTCCCCTTCACGCTCCCAACCTGCAAAGATTTCGTCCAGAGAACGTTGCTCAGTGGCTAGTTTTACTGAGCCATCGTTTTGCAAGATATCAAAGTAAGGACTAGGCTTATCAGACTTAACTGCAGGCCTGATAGTGGAACGGCAACGGACATGGAATGGCGGTGCGGTTCGACCTGGTTCATATTCCTTAACAGAATGAACCTCGTGATTTTCTAATCTGCAAATCTCACTTGTACGACTGTCTAATACTGCTACGATTTCGTAGTGGTCGCCACCAAATTCCTTAATAGTATCTAGTGTTGCAAGGTTATTATAAAAGGTCGTCTCAGTTCTGACAAGCGTGTCTGCTCGATGATAGGCAACTCCTGTACGTTCAGAAAGAGCCCTAGCCATTCTATCAATAGACCAGCCACCTGTTAGGCCTTTATTGATTGTATCACTGATAGATTTATAAACAGCTGCATCATGCCCCCACACATTTGTTGAGAATGTCTTACCACTCCAGTTACTAGCCATCTTATGCTTAACTGCATCGACACCTAATATTGGATTCTCTATGATTCCAAAATGAGCCAAGTTCTTAGCTTGATGGATTTTACCTTTGATGTAGACGTCACTCAGAGTCTCTGTGACCTTGTCATGTATGCCATCTGGCTTCCCGTATAGTTCAGCTGTTAGACGCTCAATTTCGGCAAGCAAAGCCTCCTTGCGACTGATACGATGGCGATATCCCAAGGCGTCCAACAAAGGTGTCGGTGTGTCAGGATTTAAGGCCATCTCACGGAATCTTTCAAGGGTTACATGCTTAAACTCTCTACGCTCTTTATCTGTCAGATATTGCTTGGCCTCTGCGTGAGTCATTTTATTATCAACTGCATACCTGGCATAAAACTTCTCAATCTCAGAAACCAGCTGGTGTTTATAGTCTGCCAAGGATTGGCCAATCTGTGCCATGTACCTATCAGCAATTATCTGAGCGTTTTGTTCCTGTTGTAAAGCTCGCTCAGTCCAATACTCATCTATCTTTTTCTTGTTCTCGGTCGTCATGGTCATCCTCTACCTTTTTGAAATTGGTCTGAGAGTATGGTTCTTGTCCTTGTTCCTGTTGTTCTTTCAATCGTTTCTCAACCTCTGGTTGATACCATGGATGTTGTTCACGAATGCTTAGATCGTCTAAGATACCGATTGAGTTCACACAATCTTGAATAGCTTCAGACTCGTTTGAAATGATGTCACGGTTAAAGACATACGTAAATTTAGATGCGTCAAATGCTACTCCTTTGTTAGCTGCATACTGCTCTACAAACCAAAGGAATTGCTTGATACCTTTTTGAAACTCATTTTCTAGCTCATTACAATCCAAATCAAGGTCTGTATAGCGCCATTTAAGAGCCTGACCGCTGGCATTACCTAGATTGTCATCTTGGGTATCAATGGCTCGTGCAGCCTCATACAAGAACTTACGAGAGCGTTCGATATCTGCTTCAACTCCGCTAGTATCATTGTCTGCTTGTAGGGTATCTACACCACCATCACTAGAAACTTTGATAGAGCGAAACTTATTCAGATTATTCATGAACTCGCCCAAGTCTGCGCCCTGATAGTTTTTCAAAACATAAATCAGTTTCGGCATATCTGCCAACATATCTGCGTTAGTAGACATTTGAAGTTGAATATTATCAATCAGAGACTTGGTTTGGACTAAAAGACCGTCCTCGTATTCGTTGTAGCGGAATGGAATCAGAGGGACTTTCTCCCAAGTGTAAGGAATCCGTGTGCCGTCAGCGTTGACATAATAAAAATTCCCCTTGATCTCCTTAGACAGTGGATTGAGTTCAAGGTGTGAACCTGTCCAGATATAATCTGTAATTCCTTGTTCGTCGTAGTATTCTACAAAGGTTT